ATTCGTTCCAGCGCGTCCTTGATCGCCTCGAACCTCGCGGCGTTCGCGGCGTCGTTCTGTTCCACCTTCCGCATCCGGGCGTCCATAGCCGCGACGGTCGTGTGGCAGTAGGCGATCGTCGCCGTGCAGATCGCCAGTACCACGCCGATGATCGCCGTGGCGAGGCGAAGGTGCTGGCTCCCGCAGGTCCGCTGGTCGTCCTGTCTCATGGTGCTCATTCGATTGCCGCTCCGGTCTCGATCAGCTTCGTGTGCACGCGGAGGACGTTGCCCTGCGGGTCGCTCTTGCGGTAGCAGGGCTCGGGCCCCAGCGGCATCACTTCGTACACGTCCGCGCTTTCGCCGCCGGCCAGGGGCTCCCATATGCGATCGCCCGGCTCGGGCCGCACCGTCCCGGCGCCGAAGTCGAGGGCGACGGCCTCGATCAGGTAGTCCCGGGCCTCGGCCTTGACGATCGCGCCGCTGGCGTCGTCCGCTTCGTACAGCGTCCGGCCCACGACCGCCGTGACCTGCACCGAGGACTCGCCCCGGTGATAGGTCACGGACAGACCACAGGAAGCCCGCAGTGTCGAGCCCATCGCCGCGATTGCATCGTGAAACGCCGTCACCGTGCCGCCTCCGAGCTACTCGGCCGCGGTCAGCAGCGCCTCGGTGTTCAGGATCGCGTCGGTCGTGATGATCGGCACGCCGAACGCCTCGACCGGGAACGGGGCAGGGGCGCCGGTGGCGTTGGTCGCCGTGCGGCTCTGCTGCAACTGTCGCCGCGACCGGCGGCTCATGGCCAGGAACGTCGGGCCCTTGCCGCTGGGAAACTCGGCGAGCATCTGCGCGATCAGGTCGTCGCTCAGGCCCTTGCCGCTGTCCGCGGTCAGATTGCAGATCCGGCCCATCGAGTAGGCCCCGCCGATCTGCAGGCACATCCAGCCGAAGATCGGCGTGTACCAGCCGGGGTACGTCCCGTTCGTGCCGGTCAGGCGCTGCGTCACCGTCTCGCCGATGTCCAGCACGCCGTCGGCGCCCAGCATCGCGGCCACGTCGTTCAGGTCACCGCCCGTGCGGAGCGCCCACACGCTGGAGGCCGTGTCGGCAGTCGTGCCGCCGGCGTCGATCACCATCGCGTCGTCGCTGTCGTCCAGCGCGTCGGCCATGCCGGTGAAGCCATCGCTGTCGCTGATGGTCCCGTTGATGAACTGCTTCTCGGCGCCGAAGAACGCCGCCTTGACGTGCCTCGCGGCTTCCCGCGCGATGTACGCGTCGGGGCCCTTGCGGTACGCCTTGGCCAGCGCCTGGTCGCAGGCGAAACTCGCGTCCAGGATCTTCATGTTGACCGTGACCAGCGTGTCGGCGGACTTGCTGTTGTCGCGACCGTCGTTCACGTCACGGAAGCCCACGACCGGCGCGCCGGTTTCCTTGGTGTACTTGTGCACCGTGCCGGGGACGGTGTCTGCGGCCAGGGCGGCAAGCACCGGGGCCTCTTGCAGCAGGTCGCTGATCTCGCGGTCGGCGAGGTTCTTGTCGTTGATGACGACCAGCTCGGCCAGTGTCATAAAGCTGTCAGCCATTGCTCTGTTATCCTTGTCCCTGGTCAGGTTCAAGTCGGGCGTTGGCCTGGTCTGTTTGCCGGGGCGGGCACGCCGCCGGCGGGTCTACTTTGCGAAACGAATGGCGGGCTTGATCGCCGACGCCAGGGCCCCGAGGCCCGGGGTCAGCCTGCCCGCCTGGTCCTGGCCGGCTCCCACCGGCTCGGCCTCGCCGCGGCTCTCGCCCACGGCGTCGATACGCTGGCGAAGTTCGGCGTTCTCGGCCGCCAGTGCCTTGGTGTGCAGGGTCTGGGCCTCTTGGAAGCTCTTGCCCTGCGCGAACCACACGCCGCCCTTGTCGCCAAAGGCGTCGAGGAACCGCTGGCCTTCGGACTCGGCCGAGAGCTCTTCGGTTGCTTCGGGTTCGGTGGCTTCCTCGGCCTCCTTGTCTTCCGCTTCGACGGCCTCGGGGGCCTCGGCGGGGTCGCTGGGGGCTTCGGTTGCCGGGTCGGTTTCAACGGCCTCGGGGGCCTCCACCTTTTCAGTCTCTTCGGTGTCCGCTTCGACGACCGGATCGGTCTCCGCAGTCATTTCGTTCTCCTTGCTTGTTTCCATAAACGTCACGGGGATTTCTCTGTCTGCCGCAAACTCGCTCGACGTATGCATGTCGGCCCCGTAGGGACAGACCGCAACGCCGCGCAGGGGCCACTCGCGGATAATCATGCCCGGGCCCTCGAACTCGAATCCGTTCACCTCGGCGACTTCGTCGTCGCCCAGAACTTGCACCTTGATACCGTCGCCCCCGAAGTTGATGGACGCCTCGTAGGGCACCCCCTGCGCGGCCTTGTAGATGACCTCGGTGGCCCGGTCGCTGTCCTTGTAAGGCACCAGGGCGCCGTTGCAGACCAGGTTGGGCGCGCCGTCGTCTCCGGCCTCGCGGTCGAAGTGATTCAGATAGCCGATGACTTCGTTCGCGTCGTGGCAATAGTCGATGGGCAGACGGGATTTATGCAGGTGCATTCCGGCCAGATCATGCACGACCCGGCCCCACCACCAATGCTCGATGGGCTTACCGGACCGGGCGACCATCTTGATCGGCGCCGTCTTGGCGCCTTCGCCGTTGGAACCGAACTCGAACTGGCCGGCGATGAATCGCAGGGCCCCGGTGGGCACGTTCTTTCGTTCTTCGGTTGTTTGCTGCTCATTTGGCATTCGTCACTCCACTGGTCGTCAGCCGCTCTCCCATCTTGGCTTCCTCGTCCGCCAACTCGTCCAGGATGTCGTTCCACTCTCGTCCGCGGGCCTTGCTGATCTCCGTGCGGCTCTTGAGCCCGTTGTTGACGGCCGTCTCGTCGGCCTTCATCTCCTTCAGCGGGTCGATCCACGGGATGCCGTTGGCAATCCACTCCCAGTTCAGGCCCGACAGCCTCATACCTTCCGGCAGCACGAGCACGCCGTCCTGGATGAACAGTCCCAGCCGCCAGGCCGTCAGCCTGTCCAGCAAGGTCCGCGTGTCCTGCCGCTTGATCTCAGCGGACTGCTCGTACAAGAGCAGCGCCTGGCGAGCCCCGGAATAGTTCGTATAGCCCTCGTCGTAGAAGCTGTAGGGGATGTCCAACGCCTTCAGCGCCGCGCCGATCACGACCTGGCAGAACGCCTGGAACTCCTTGGACGGCGACTTGCTTTCCAGGAACTCGGCCTTGTCGCCGGGGTCCAGGTCAAGCTGGATCGGCCCGCGGCCGAAGTCCACTTCATAGCTGCTCTTGTCGCCATCGTCTTCGCCGTCTTCGTTCTCGTCGGTGCCCGAATCACCGCCCGTCACGTCCCCCAGGGCCTCTTCGGCATCGCGGTAGAACGCCAGGGCGAACAGTTGACTGACCTTCATCTTGGCCAGGGCGTAGTCCATGCCCTCGTACACGTCGCGAAAGGCATTGACCGCCGCTGCCAGGGGGCTTACGCCTCGGATCTGGTCGAAACGGTCGTAGAAGCCGTGCGGCTCGATGTGCCTGGCCGGCACGACGCGCTCGTACTCAAATCCCGAATGCAGGCCCCGCTTGCAGATGCAGTACGCCAACGGCCTGCCGACCGGGTTGACCTTCACGCCGTGGACGTACTGCTTCCTATCCATGTTGCGCGGTGCCCCATGCGAGGGCGTGCGCACCCGGTCCCCCTCGATGGCCTGGACATGGCCGGATGCAAGCTTCAGCATGAACATGTCGCCGTCCACCGTGCGACGCTGCTCCATCAGCCGGACGAACCGCTGGCGGCTGTGCCGGCCCGACACGTCGAAGTTCTTCGGCCTCGACCACCACGCCACAAGCTCCTCAATTCGCCTGTTCAGGGAGTCGTCGCCCGTGCGGGCCTGGAAGCTGAACGTCGAGGTGTAGTCCAGGTGCTTTCGGATCGCCCATGCGGCAGGGGCGAAGTTGCGGTACAGGTCGCGGGTCGTGCCGATCAGCTTCTTGCGCCCCGAGACGTTCAGGTGCTTGTCCTCAGCCATCAGCCTGGACGTGGGCGCTTGGCGGCGGGCCTTGTCGGCCGTGGCGTCGTAGCCCAGCCGGTGCAGCGCGTCGGCTGCCAAGTCCTTCGCCTTGCTGTTAAGGGTGCCGGTCGTGTTCATCAGGACTAGAATCCCCCCAGGTTTATGGACGCCGCGCGGGGGCGCCTGTTGCGGTAGTTCGGGTCGGCGGCTTGCAGTCCGCGGATCTCCTTGCGGATCGCGGCCATGTCGTACGTGACCGACTGGCCGTCCACCGACACCCCGGACGCTCCCGCGTCCAGGATGGCTTGCAGCGTCGCGATTTTGGTTGCGTTGTCTGCCATAATATAAAGCCGCGCAGGGGTGCAGCCCTGCACGGCTTCGCCCATGCCTTCGACTCCGACCAGGACAAGAACCGAAGGCATTTCACTTTGACTATATGAATTCTAACGCGTGGCGGGGGATAGCGGCGATGGTCAAATCACGGAGAATACGGGAATCCCGTATTGTTCTGGTGGGAGGGGTGAACGCCCAGCGTGCCCCTCGTTTCTCTCCGCGTCCGCGCAGTGTGAAGCGCGGGCGCGCACGCTGTTTCTCTGCGGTCAGTCGCCGAATTGCTCGCCCGAAGCGGTCATGTCGTTACAGTGTGAACAGGTGAACCACGCTGAAAAGGCACCGAAAGGGCTCCGTCCCCAGTGAAGCCACCGAAGGTGGCCCTCTCCGCATCCAGGGCAGATGTCGTCATCGCTAACGAACGGAAGGTAATGTTCCTTCGCTTCTTGCTCCTGTATCGGGGGTGGTGCGGCATCGAGAGTCTCTTCTTTGCGTGCTTGTACCTCCGCAAGCCAACTCGTTTTCGAACTCAGGAGTCTTTCAGGGGTCAGATTGAGGGATAGTTCGCGGCGCGTGTGCGCTTCGCCATGATGATCCAGGCAGAGGACGACAAGGTTGTCCTCACTGTGATCTCGGGATTCACTGAACCTCCGGATGTGGTGAATGACAACAGACCTCCTTCTGTCCGTGCAGATGCAGCAGGCGAAAGCGGCGGCCCTCAGTACACGTACGACGGTATCCGGTGGGATGGGGGTACGAACTGAGTCACGGATGGCTCCTATCACATGGGGTAGAATCCCAAGGGCATTGAGCGCGTCGTCAGTCGATGCCCTGATGGCGGGCATCCGCATTCCGCTCCGCTCAATCCGATCCGCTGTGGTAAGGTCAAGTCCATACCCGACTAGGGCAGAGGCGGTTTGTCCCATGTCTCTCGCTCTCCTCTCAGAGCCACTGATTGAACGCAGTTCCGTTGAGCCCGGGCGGTGGACCAAGCTTGACGGAAACAACAGCCCGCGCGTCAAACGCCCTGGCGCATCGGGGACCACCCCCCGACTCGCCTCATTATCCGCTCGCGCCGGTGCAAGTCAATGCCGCTACGGACAATACATTCGCGAGGAGTGATATCGCAGCATGGCCGGGTGACTAGTCTCCGGTGGGTGGCTTCTCCTGTCCTGTGTCCTCTTCGAGCGTATCCGATCCTCCCAATATTGTCACATCTGGCCATATGTGCACTCCAGGATAATCGGAGTCAGCCGTCACCTCTACCGTCTCCGCAGCACTAGGACGTGCGATGACCTTCTTCAGGCAGAAGATTCCGAAGCTGGCAGTCTTCACAACCGCAGGCGCGTCCGTGCAACACAGGCCGACCAACACGAAGTCGGGCACTTTGTCAAGGAAATCAACAATGCCCGATAACTTGGGGAGGAAGCGTGGCTCAAAGTTCTCGCTTGTCGCTTTATGGCCAACGGCCTCGCCGACTTTCTTCCGGATAACGTTGGCATACACCAGTAGTTCAGCCGTGAGGCGTTCGCACTGGGTTTCCAGACCGTCCCGCTTCCAAGCCAGAAGCGCTTCGCAGTAGCGATCAAAGGCATCAGTCTCTCGGATCGAAGCTAGAACGTCGCCAGAGCACTTCTGAAGCACCTTGATGGCAG